ATATCAAGCCCCAGATGTAGAGATAGCTGAGGAACCTGAAGTGGTGATGCAGGAGGAGTGGTTCCGTACACATTTACCTAGAGCTGAGCTTGAAAGTGTGCGGGCTCAATGGGTGCACAAAATACTCGCAAAAGAGTATAGGGAAGTGAGAATGGGCGACATGGTGTCTGAGCAATTCACCGATGATCACTCAAAGCAGCTGGGTGCAAAGCAACTCACAAATGCCGCGGAGCGATTTGAAACGATCTATCCAAGGCACAGGGCAAGTGACACGGTGACTTTCTTAATGGCCGTCAAAAAACGATTGAGTTTCTCAAACCCCGGGAAGGAAAAGGGTAAATTGTATCATGCCTCGAGTTACGGTAGGTCGCTACTGAAGGAGTTCCTCAAGCGAGTCCCAATCAAGCCCAATCACAACCGCAGATTCATGGAGGAAGCACTGTGGAATTTTGAGGAGAAGAAACTGAGTAAAAGTGCAGCCACAATTGAAAATCATTCTGGCAGGTCATGCAGAGATTGGCCGATTGACGTTGCACAGATATTCTCAAAAAGTCAGCTGTGTACTAAATTCGATAATAGATTCAGGGTTGCAAAAGCCGCACAGAGTATAGTGTGCTTCCAGCATGCAGTGCTATGTCGCTTTGCACCTTATATGAGGTACATTGAGATGAAAGTGCATGAGGTGCTCCCGAAGAACTTCTACATCCATTCAGGGAAAGGCCTAGAAGAGCTCGACGCTTGGGTCAAGAGGGGGCGGTTTGATGGTGTGTGTACTGAGTCTGACTATGAGGCATTCGATGCCTCGCAAGATGAATTCATTATGGCCTTCGAACTGGAGTTAATGAAATACTTGGGATTACCCCGTGATTTGATAGAGGATTACAAATTCATCAAGACAAGCTTGGGTTCTAAGTTAGGCAATTTTGCTATCATGCGATTTTCAGGCGAGGCCAGCACATTCCTCTTCAACACTCTTGCAAATATGCTTTTCACATTCATGAGGTATCACATAAGGG